ACTCGCCTCAGCCTCATTAGATGCATTAGGTGCCAAAGCAGTATTAGGTGGATCAAAGATATTTAAGATCCTACCTGAGTTAGCTGCTGATGTAGGGGTAAAGATTAATAAAAATTTAGTTAATGAAGCAGGAAGATCTGCACTTAGATTAGCTGAAGGTGTTGTTGAGAAAACAATTAAAGGTGCTGCTTCCGTTAAACCAATACGATCAGCTATTACTGAGGGATTCACTGAGGGCTCTCAGGCAGGCTTAGAACAATTAGCCGGCAAACAAGATATTGCTAAGTTAGATCCGACTGAGGTATTAACTGAAGCCACTGTAGGTTCTGTTGTTGGTGGTGTTATAAAAACAACTACTGAAGCTCCTAAAGCTGTAGCTAAAATTACTGGAGTTGCTAAAGATAAAGCTGAAGGTATTAAAGCTGTAGGTAAAAAAGCTAAAGGTGTGTTAACTAAAGATGCTGCTGTACAAGTACAGGAAGCAGTTGAGTCTGGTAGCCCAGATGAAGTAATTGAAGTTGTTACAAATATTAGTTTAAAAGATTCTCCTCAAGAAGAACGTGTTGCTAACTTAAAAGCAATGAACAGAGCTATTGCTACATTACAAGCTAAAGCTGAACGTTTAGATGAGAGTGATGAAAAGACTTCAGAATTGAAGCGTGTAGAGGAATTATATACTCAATTAGATAATATGATTGTTAGTCATAAAGTTCTAATTGAACAGGAACAGGAAGGTGTAACCACTAAGCAAGCAGTAGATACAATTATTGCTGCTAATGAACCAGAGTCAATTACTGAGGAAGTAGTTGAGCGTACTCTGGCATCTATGCAAACCAGTACTAAACAAATTACTTTGGCTCAAGCTGAAGAGATGCTGGCTAATAAAATATTTCAAGAAACTGCTACTAAAGAACAGATTGTTGAAGTTACTGCTTACAGGGATAGAGTTAAGAAATTAGCTGAAGTCCGTGAGGATATTAAATACGGTACAGAAGAGAGTGGTTTCATTGGAACTGAAACTCATCTAACTAATTTAGAAAGTGCAATCAGTCTTGGTGATCAAGAAGCAGCACAGGATACTATTAATAAGTTAGAAAAATTCCAGACCTTACAAGAAAGTAAGATTAAGGCATTGGAAGCTCAGATTAAAAAGCAAACCAATAAACAGGGACAGATTGTTGGAGAGACTTTTTTACAAGTCCCTGGTGTGGCTAAACCATTTACAGTTAGTGCTAAAACTCCTAAGTTAGTTAAGGCTATTAAGAAAGATGTTGAAGATATTTCAGCTGCTAAGGAACAAGCACAATCTATTTTCTTTAGTGCTTTTGATGCTAAGTCTACTGTTCCTCAACAGGATACGACTCCGGCTACGCCTACGTCTACACCTGTATCGGAAGCAGTAGTTACTCCTGAGAATGCTAAGGCATTATCTCAGTATGTACAGAAGCTTGATGATAAAACTTTATCTGAATCTCAGGTTAAGCAGAAAGCTGGTGTTATTGATAAATTAAAACGAGTAGCTGAAGGCAAAGAAATTACTCCTCAGGCAGCTCTTAAACTTGGCTCATATATTAAAAAAGCTGCAGCTACTTCTAAAACTAATATTCAGAAAGCTCAAGAATTAGAAGCTAAAAAAGAAACTGCTAAATTAAAAGATATTGAAGCATCTACTCGTAATAAGGCTGGGGCATATAGAACTAAATTAGCTGAAATGAAACTTGCTAATCCAGAAGCACAGAAATTACGTGATCAGATTATTGCTCGTTTAGAATCAGATTTAGAGAGTAGTGTTAAAACTGTATTATCTGCTCCAAGAGAGAAAGCATTAAACGAAGCTATTATGAAAGTTCGTAGATTGGAGGCTGGTAAAGAAGTATCAGAACCAACTACTGAAACGATTGCTAATAGTGTTTTATCTAATGGTTTAAGAGATACATCTAAATCTAAAAATAAGATTACTGGTGATACATTACTACAAGCTAGTGGTAAAAAGATTGGTGGATTATTAAATGTAGTTCCTAATCTATTTACCAACTTAAAATCTCCTAGAGTTCAAAAGAAACTGGGAAGTCTTAATGAAACTCAGTTAAATACTTTTAAACGATTAGCTAATTTTAATAAAACCTTCTCTGAGATTATTACCGGTACAAGTACAACCGAACCATTATTAAAAATGTTAATTAATGGTTCACCTGTATTTGCTGATGATATGCAGGAAGATCCAATCAGTTTCTTAATAACAGAAAACCTGGATGGCACTCGTAAACTTAATGAAAACCTGGTTAGCGTATTAGCAGCTGTGTCATTTAACTATATTGGTTCACAAGGTACACAGACATTATTTAATGACTCAGATGCTATCAATAAAATTTTAGGTAGAGATGAGAATACTGAAGTAACTCTAGATGAATTAAAACAATTTATGCATATTGGTACTACTCGTAACAGTATGGCTGAAGACTTAGGTAATGAAGCATTTAAATTACTTGGTTTAAAAGTTAAAGATACTACTGAAGGTACTTTTGAAAAACGTTTAAAATTATCTTTAGGTGAGTTAGCAATTACTACTATGTTGGAAGGAGATATTCTAATTCAAGAATCTATTCCATCAACTGTATTTAACAGTATTGCGGATACCGATGCTCAAATTAACAAAAATTCTGCTGCTAACTTCATACAGATCAAGAGTACTCATGTTGATCCTGAAACTGGTAATACTGAGAAATATAAATTATTTCCTAATAAAGCTAATCAGAACATTATTGAGTCTGTTAGATCTGGTAAAGATTTATTAACTAACTTATTTGATATTGAACCTAAAATTGTTAAACCTGGTTTGAAAGCTTCATCTGTTGTACCTAAGAAACAAAAAGGTACTGAACAGAAAATTTCAGATAAGGTACATAATGTATTAATTGCTATGCAGAATGTTAAGTGGAAAGCTAAGATAAATGTATTAGCTATCACTGATTTTATGGGTAAAGATTCAATGCTTCGTATGAATGGGTATAACGAAGATATTGAAGGTACTACTCACGTATCTCAAATTACTAATGTGGAAGGTAAGAACCTGGCATTAGAGCGTGAGTTACAACATGTATATGATTTTCAAGAAGAGCATGCTGATAAAGTAGATAAATATATTTACTTCAATTATGAAGTTTATAAAAACGGACGTATTGGTGATACCAGTAATACTATTTCATTACAGAAGAATAAGATTCATCGTCATCTATTTGGTGCTCAGGCTTGGGAAACTACTGTTGATACTAAAGAGGACCGGGAACAATTTAAATATGCTGTAGCCTTAGCATTTGGCTTCTCAGTTGATTCTAATTTAGCTGCTGACACTATCAATTACTTTGATACTGAAATCATTACCTCTGAGGTTGTACAGGCAGGTATTACAGCTATTCATAATATTCAGGATGGTTCAGGTACTAAAGAAGATCGTGCAGCCATAGAAGAAGCAGTTAAAGAGGGTGGTGAGGAAATGCACTCCCTTGATGCTCTAATTGCTTTAGCAGCTTATAAGGATAATGAACCATTCCAGACAAATCTGGGTAATGAAACTGATGGTAAAACTAGCGGTATTATCATTGGTACTATGCAATCTATGACTGGTATTAATGATCGGGATAAATTAGCTGCAGGTGGTGTATACACAGACGGTAAAACTACTGACTTTGGTCAATATACTAAAGATGGTAAAAAAGATAGTTATCAACGCTTAGCTGCTGGTTGGAGTAAATCACTAGAACTAACTGCTAAAAATAGTCCGGTAGCTAAAGGTATCAGAAAATTAATTGGTTCATTCGTTATCAGGGATGATGGTCAAGATGTAGTTACTGATCTGGGACGTAAATTAAGTAAGAATCCATTACTGATTACTAATTACGGTGCAGCTGTTAAAAGAGTAGTTAGTGAATTTGGTTCAACAGTATTAGATACCTTTTATGCTGATATTGTTAAACATCGTAATGATCCAGATAAATTAAAAGAAATTGAAACTGCTGTTAATGAAGCCTTAGGTTACGCAACCAGTGATTTATTTGCTATAGTAATTCCTACCGGTGATGCTGTACTTAAATTTGAATTAAGTAAAGACCAGGCTAATCGATTAAGAGAAAATGTTGAAGGTACTTACGGTAAAGCTTTAGAGGATACTCTGAAGGAACAATTCGGTGATTTTAATTCCTTCCGTAAACAAGTTAATAATGCACTGAAAGTAATGTTTTATGCATTTGAACTTAAATATAATGCTGCTATTGATCAGGCTACTAAAGATAAAGGTAGATCATTAACCTCTAAAGAAGAAAATGATATTGCTGAATCTTTACGAGAGTATATGCCTACGTTTAAGGGGCCTGTATCTAAAGGAACTGAAGACGGTATTTTAGGTATGAAGACTGAATCAGTTAGATCCTACACACCTGAATATCGAGTTCAGCAAAAATATAGTCGTGGTATTAAAAACACTAAGAATGTAACTAATCCAAAACTATTAGGTAATTCAATTGGTTCAGTTACCGGGCATACTACTCATCGTGAATATAGAGATGGTGGAGTAGCTCCTATGATCCTGGCTATTCATAATATTGATAGTGCAGTAATTCAAGAAGTCATGAAACGTTTTGATGCACTGAATATATTTGATGCCGGTTATTATAAATTACAGGAAGTTCAAGAAGGTACTACTGAATATAATAAAGCCTTCCGTGAAGTGAATGAAAATTATAGCATTATTGAATCTGTATTTGAAGCTTACAATAATGTTTTAGCTAAGGTACAGGAATCACCTGCTGACTATCATGCACTAAATAATAAAGTTAGAAATGATTCTTCATTAGGTGGTAAGGATGCATCTATTAACGAATTTACTTCAGATTTGACCTTAGAGACTCAAGCAGTAAAAGCAGCTCGTGATACTTTATTTACTGGTTCATTGGATATAGGTCAGGCGCCACATCCTAAATCTACTTATACACCTCCAGTTGATATATTAACTGAAGCTCAGATTGAAGATGAAATAGCTAAGTTATTTCAGTCAATCCCTGATGAGATTGATTTTGATAATTTCAAGAGTACATTTGACCGGTCAATCACTTCAGCTAATACAATCAGCGTATTCAATGAACTGGATAAGCTGGGCAATGTTAAAGAGACTCAGGCTCATAGTTCTCATCTAAAAAACATATTAACCAACCTGGTTAATAAAACTCTGGATAATGTAGGTCAGTTTGAACTGAGATTGAAGGAAGAAAGCAATCAGACCTATGGCGCCATTGCCGGTAAAGAGATATTTATTAATGCTGCTGCTAGTCACCTGGTAGTAGGTAATAGTGTACAGATGAGTGCACAGGAAACTTATGTCCATGAATTAGTGCATGCTATTACTAGACATGGAGTAGATAATAACTTTAATATCCGTAAGGAATTACTGAAGCTATTTGAACAAGCTCGTAAGGTAGTCACCTGGGAAGATTTCATGGCCCGGGATGCTCAGGGTAATATTATTATAGCTATGAACCAGAAAGCTGAAGAGGATGCAGCTAAAGCCCGGTATGATTACATATTCAATAATATCCAACAGTATCGTACTCAGAAGAAAGATCCAGCTACTGGCCATACCATTTATGAGTCGACTAATAACTACCTACATGAATTCGTAGCCCATGGTCTAACCAATAAACAATTGATGTCTAAGCTGGAAGAAATTCCTGCTGCACCAACTAGAGATATTGTTCATGGTTCAATTCTAGAAAGACTGACTGAAGCATTTAATCGTTTATTAGATTGGGTAAGTGGTAAATTCTATGGTACTGCCGGCCTGACTGCAGATAAGGCTTTAATTCGTCTTACAGAGGAACTGACAGGTATTCACACTAAGAATCGTCAGGCCTTATACGAGAAGCTTGATTTCCTTCAAGGATACAACGAGGAGCTAACCTCAGGCCTTAATAACTATATATTCAAGCCAATAGCTGAGTTTAGAGAAAAGCACCTTAAAACGGCTCAGAATTTGCCTGCTCGGGCATTAAACACCATTATTGGTGTACCGGTTGTAGCTACACACAAACAATTCAGTGCAGCTATGAAACGTGTACGTAGACGCCTGGGATTTGTTGAAGAGACTTTTGTTACTAAATTAGTGGATGAAGTAAAAGGAACCACTGAGAATAATATCAAATGGCATTCAATGCTGAGGTACTCCAAGAAATATATTGACCAGGCACGTCGACATGAAGCTGAGGAAGTCACTAGCCAGATTATTGAGAGTTTCCATAACGAGTATACCGAAGAGGAAAGTAAAGCTCTGAACCGGGTCCTGCTTAAGACTGACATGATCTCATTAATGAATGATTACAATATTCAAGAGATTCAGGATTTCTTACTGAACCAAGTTAAATTGGATACAGCTATTAAAGATATTAAAGATCAGCTGACTACATACGGTAACCAGGGTAACTATTATATTAATCAATCTCGCGGTTTAGGAGAGATGATGGCTCAAGGGGTAACTCGTACCAAGGGTCAGATGCTTAATGCTCATAATATAGCCAAAATGACCAGCATTAAGACCAGAGATCCCGAAGGTGACCTTGACCAAGCAGAGCATCTTATAGAACTCCTGGCTTCGTTATATGCCATAGATTTTACGGCCGAGCATAATAAGCGCCTGGCTACTAATGTGATGAAGAAAGAGTACCGGGCACATCCTGATGATAATGGTGTAACTCTGACATTGGAGCTACAGCGTCAATTCAAAGAGAATTCTCTATACCAGATATTTGATGGTAAGAAGGGCTTAATGATCAAGGGTTATACCCATGAAATCTTTAATCCTAATGTTGCTGTCCGGATTGGTACTTTAGATGATGAGCTCACTTTCAATAAAGATGGATTCATTCGCCAGGAGTCACCATTAGGCAAAGATGCTAATGATCCAAATAAGACAGAGCATTACCTGTATGTATCAAAGAGCCATGCTACTGATACCTACCTCAAATCAATTGCATCATTGACTGAGCGTAAGCTTAAGGGTTTCACGACCTCAGATGCCTATATCATGGAGAACGTCCCAGGAGCGAAGCTACAGGCATTATTAGATAGGCAGGAAATATTCGCTGCTGAATCAGAACAGGTAGAGAATCAATTCGAAGATGCAGATCTTACACGTAATGGTTCATATGACACATTGATCCCGGTACCCAATGCAAATGGGGATACCAGGGGATATCGTTATATGATGAGCGAGCATAGTAAAGTAACACTAATGGAGAAGGATGATCGCTTTGACATAATCATGGGTAAGATGTTCGGTAGCATTGTTGATAAAGCCAATACTGTAGAAGTAAATAAGAATGTATTGAAATTAGCTAAAGAGGATTTTGATCAGGGATATGCTGAGGACCCAGCTGGTTTTGTAACGATAGGTAAGCACAGTACTGATACACGATATAAAGAAATCTATCAGATGATGCCTAATGAGATGAAACGAGATATGCAGGCTATTTGGGGTAAAGACGATATTGTTGTCCGAAGAGAATTGGTAGATCTGATTTTTGGTTATCGTAAATTTGCCCTGGAACAACATAAATACTTAAAACATATTCCAGCATTTATAGATCGAACCATTGGTTTTATGGTTAAGAATCCTAACTTCTCCAGGGACTTTGGTGAAGTGTGGCAGACAGTAGTAGCTACTGCTAAAGATAATATTGTTATTAAATCTGGTGTTGTATTACTGGGTAATGTAAATAGTAATAACTTATTGTTATTTGTTAAGGGTGTCCCATTAAGAGATATATTTTCTCAACAGGCATTAGCACTCAGAGCACTCAATGATTTTATGCAGGAAGTAAAAGAGAAGAATGCTTTAGAACGTAAAGTTAAATTGCCAACATTATCTACTATAGCTAAGAAAAATATGCAGGCTAAGATTGCCAGGTTAAAAGACAATATTAAAAATAACCCGGTCAAGGATCTGGTAGATGAAGGTATCTTCCAGAGTATCTCTGAAGATGTAAATATTGATGATCATATTTATGGTAGTAAAGAACGTCTTCTGAGAGCTGCTAAACCAATTATTGATAAAGTACCTGGCTTGGCCTTAGATTCGTATAAGCAAGCTTATATGTCTCATGACACAGCTGCTTACAAATTATTATTGAGAGGTACACAGTACAGTGATTTCATTGCACGTTTTGCTTTGTATCAACATAATACTAAAGTTAAAGGGATGCCTAAAGAGGAAGCGTTAGCAGACATTGTTGAAACCTTTATCAACTATGACATCCCAACTGGAAAAGAGATGCAGTATATTAATGACATTGGGTTAATGATGTTTACTAAGTTCCTCTTTAGAATCCAAAAGGTTATCTTTAAAAATTTAAAAGATAAGCCGGCTACAAGTCTTGCAGTATATTCTCTACAAGAGATGTTTGGTGATGTATCAGACATTGCTGATTCTAATCTGATTACATCTAGTTTAATGGGTAGAATTAATACACCTGATGAAGTAATAGATTCAGCTACTTATTTAGGTGGTTTAGGCTTAATGGATAATATTGCACCAGATGTAGTGCCTTAATCGTCTGGAGAATTATCTTTTAAGTATTGTCTATGATCAGACACTACCTTATAAACTACATAGCTGACAGCCAATATGGATAAGGCTGCAGCTATGAAAATTAATACTGGGATCGCTACCCATAATATAAATAACAATCCTAGTACAATAACTATTGTGTAAAACACGTCAGTTAACATGTTAGCTACCAAATAGTTTTTTCTTTTCTGCAGCAGGAGAAGTTACTTCAGTTGAAGGTTCTTCAGATCCTACATCAGACTCTGTACCTTCAATTTCAGCCACTATCTCTTCTGCAGATTTAGCAGGTGGTTCTTTAGTAATAGGAGGTTTGGCTTCTTTAATTTTAGCTTTAATAGCTTCTTTTTTAGAAGTAGCTTTTGGTGCTGGAGATTTTACAGCAGGTGCTTCAGCAGTTTTTTCAACTGCATTGCTAATAGTAACTTCAGCTGAATTACCATTATCACCACGACCAGCGATTAGTTTAATACCAATATGCTTGTTTGTTAGATCAATACCTAAGGCTTCAACTTGACCTTTGATAGCATCATTAATACCTTCGTCATCGATTGTTAATATAATAGCCATTAGTTTTCCTCAATAGTTATTTAAAATTAGTTAAATGCAACACCTACCTTGATGATTAAACGGTGTATCACGTTAGCTCCATAGGCCTATTGGGTTGTTGCGTTTATGGGGTCTTCAGAAAGAAACATATTTCCGTTTTATTTGAGTTTGACGGAACCTCCGTTTCTAGTCCAGTACTTACCTTACCTTTTTAAGACTCAACTCTCTACTTTGGTTTAGCATTTTCCCTTCCAGTAATCATCTTACAGATTTCTTTTAGCTTCGTATTCTCGCATACGTTTAACTGAATGTTTTCTATGTATAGTCCAACGTGCTTTACGACCAGTACGTTTAGGATTTCTAGATTGAAAATATCCAATTATCTGTTTAATTCTATCAGCTTTCCTTCTTTTATTCTTTTTATAAAATCCATCACTTTTTATGCTTTTTAAATTTCTACGTAATCCCCAGTTTTCTTTTCTATTAGAATGAAATTTAGGAAGATTATGATCAGAGTAATAATTCATAAAATTATATGTACGTTTAGCTTCCCATATTTCTAATACTTCAATGAATGTTTTATTCAAATGATGAGCGTAATGCTTAGCCCTATTCATAGCAAAATTAAAAGCTTCTTGGTATCTACTATCTGGTTTTTGTTTCCATTTAGCACAGCGTTTAGCTTCTTCAGCTACGCATGCTTTCATAGAAATATATGCAGGAGATTTAGCTACTTTTTTCCAATCAATTTTCATAAATAATCCCCTATTTTTTGTATTCTATAATATTTGCAACTGTTGTATTAGATACTTCACAATGGGTAGCTATTCTATTTAGTGAAGAAGAAGTATTTTTATAGAGAAATAACACTTTATCTACTAATTCTTTTCTAGTTTTAAAACATCCAGTTGTTCTTCCTCTTCCTGGATTTTTAGTTAGAACTTTATTCGCTTGATGTATGGCTGTTATAAGTACATCCAATAAATAAGCATCTCCTTCAAATTTATCATATATAATTCCCATTAAAGAAGTACAGCGTGTAGCATATAATGCTGGTCTTGTTTTAGCTTTTTTAATTAAAGCTTCTTTAATTACAGTTACAAATTGAGTCGTATTACTATTAAGTAGATGCCATTCTATAAATTTACTGGTAGATCCATTCAATCGAATATCACAATGCAAGGTTTCCATGAATAACAAACTCCTCTTCTGAATACTAATTAGTTAATTCTGGTTTATCTTTAAAAATAATCCACCATTTACCAGTGCTAGGTGGATAAGCTTGTATTACACCTTTTTCATCTTTATGGATAGTCTCCTTACTCATTAAACGTTTACTAGGATTACTATAAATCATGTTAGTCACCTAATGATTCTTTCAATAATACTAGTTCAATATTTCCATGATCATTTATATACCATACAGAAGGCCAAAATTGTTCTGCTTCCATTTGTGCTTTAATATCTATAAGCAATTCTTTATAAGATTCATAGTGTCCTAGTTGATTACAATAATAATTACAACCTAATTCACCTGAATCTTCGATAGTGTAATCATCATCAGCTATTTCTATATCATGCATAGATCACCTATTATCTAGTTGGGGGTCAGGGTAGGAATCGAACCTACACGATAAGTTTGTCTGTTGCTACCTATCAAGCCAACGATTGCGACTCGTACACCGCGTCTACCAATTCCGCCACCTGACTCATAGTTATTTATATTTAAGCATACAGTAATGAGCAATCATTAATGCATCACTACGACCATCTAATAATTTTCCTCTAGGAGTATATATGTCACAGCCTGGGTATAATTGTTTACATTGTTTCTCAACTAATTTTTTAAGTTGAGCACTTGTTCTTTTTTCTTTAGGTTTCTTATTAGGAATACCTACTGTCTTTTGCCATACTTTAGGAGTAACTAAATCAAAACCATAATTTAGTTGTAATTCTAATAATAGTTTTGCTTTATGAAATGCACCACCAAAACTAAAGTTAGATTTAGCAGACATTCCAAATAAACTGTGAACCTCTTCAAGCATAGCCATACGTATATTTAGTTCTTCACCTGCTTGTTTTAGCCATATGAATTTTTCTACATCCATAGTTTTATCATGATCTAGAAAATATATTTCTATTGGCTTATCCTCAGGAACTTTCAATAAACACAAAGCTCCCGAGGCACCAGGGTCACATCCAATAAAAGCTTTTATCTTACTCATATTTTTGTGCCCTTTCATGAAGTAAATTTAGGAGGAAAAATTAATAGATATAAAGATATGGTAGCTGATGCTACCATACCTACAGACATACCAGATATAGTCCCTGCAAATAAATAGGATATTGCAACAAATGCTGCAATATCTAGAATGCCATCTTCTACTCTATCATGTTTAAGTTTCCACAATACGATAATAAAGTTGAATGCAGTCGCTAGACCAATCACTAAAACTTCCATGATTGTAAGCTAAATTTTATTCAGAACTTTCTGAATCAGTATCAGCTAATTCATCAGTTGTATCTACATCATCTTCAGAAGTTGCATCAATTGGTTCAGGGTCTGTTGGGTTAACAACAACACCATTATCACCAGTACTACCGAAACCACTTTCACCACGAACTGTTTCAGATAACTTTTCAACAAAATTTAGTGATGTTGGTAATACTTCTTTAATACGCATTTGTGCAATGCGATCACCATCATTAACAAAGAATGGTTTATCACCTGTATTGTGTAAAATAACTTTTACTTCACCACGGTAATCAGCATCAATAACTCCAGGGGAATTTAGAATAGTGATACCGGACTTAGCTGCTAAACCACTACGAGGTGATATTAGGGCTTCAAATCCTTCTGGTAATCCAAGAGCAAAACCAAGAGCAATTACTTCAGTTTTACCTGGCATGACTTTAAATGGTTTAGCTTTATTAACGAGACATGCACGAACATCATATGCAGCATCTGTATCATAAGCTTTTTCTGGAGCGTAAAGTTCATTTGCCACTTGGATATCTATCGCAATATTTTTAGACATAAAGGTTCCTTAGGTTAGGTTTATAGACGCCCGTTCTGTTTACAGGTGGGCCAGACCCAGTACACTAAACTACCGTTAGGCAGCCATAGCTACAGGTGCATATGAGTTATCATTTGCGTTTACCTCGATTGGTTTTTTAACAAGGCACCACCTTGAACTGTCCACTTTGCTTCACAACTCCGTCGAAACCAGGTCAGCCCCATCAAGAATACTTTGCTAATGTTAAGAAGTAGGAATCAAACCTTACTCTAGGAAGACATTAGACGGATAATCCTCAAAGTGTTCATGGTGGAGCTGGCGGGAATCGAACCCGCGTCCGAAGAAGTTACACTCAGCTTCAAACAGTTATTCAGTTGCAAGTGAGACAACTACACATCACTTGTAATTTTTGAAGAGAGCACTGTCTGGGATCATGCATAGAAGGTATCGGTCATCCCCCTTCCGCTATTCACAATGCCCTCATCAAAAAAAGTTCCCCGGCCATAGGATAACCGGAGAACTAAAAGCCGACTTTCACGGCAACGCTTAGGGTACGTTGTAATTCTTTTTACTGACCAAACAATTTTTTCTTGGGTGCAGCATCTGTTCCTGCAGTATTACTTGCAGAGTTAGGATTAGCTGCATTTTCTTTAGAAACCAGGCCAATTTTGTCTTTAGTTTTATCAATGATAGTTTCAGTTGTATTTGTATTCAACCATTTATTATAGAAAGCTGGTTCAGTAATTTCAGCAGTAATTTCAGGTACAGTTAAGTGATCTTTAGTACGGAATACTTTATTGATTTCATTATTATAACGTGAAGCACCTGTTTCTATGAAATCATTACCAACTTTAGTTGTAATATCTTGAATTGTTTTAAGTATTCCCAAAGAAATAGGCATACCAATTAATTCAGTTAGTACTTGCTTAGGAGTTGGCATTTCTTTACCAGCTTCACTATTCCATACATTGATAACTTTTTCTTCTGGAATCATATCACCAACTTCTTTACCTACAGTCAGTAAGCAAATTGCGTTAGCAACTAGGAAACCAGGAAGGTAACGTTTCTCACCAGTTTCTTGACGGTTTTGATCTTTAACCATATAGAAATTTCTGCCACCTTTAGCAGTACCAGAGGTCATCCAGAGAGTTTCTTTATGAGTTTGTTTAGCAGCATTCACTGTAACAATATTTAAGCTCATAGCACCACTGGCAGCTTGATCAAAGTAAGCCATATCAACATTCATATCATAAATGTTGGTATCAAGAATAAAGCTACCACCCATTACTACATCAGTTTCAGCAGTAACACTTGCATCAGTTTTTAAATTTTCAAACATAATAATACCTTTTAAATTGTGTTAAATTATTTGTAATATTCGTTAAGACGAGTAAATACTTTACTTACGTCATTATCGATATATTTCTCTTTACGATCCCATAAGCCAATTGCAGAACGCATACGTTCACCAATAGTCTCTTTATCAATACGTGTCTGGAACACATATTTGAATCCGTCTTCACGTTCATCATCTGTAATATTTAACAGAGGATTAGCCCAGTCTTCTAGCTTGGTTATAGGCATACGCTTTGAAGCAATGATAGTTGTAAAATCAGCTTCTACACCTATATGACCTACAGCACCTTTTACTGGAATCTTGGTTTCCATTACATGATCTTTTTCATTCAGAATATCTTTGACATGAGCCAGGATCGCATAATTCTTAGTACCGGATTTAATTGAATGCAGAAATTTTTGATAGAAGCTTGCATACTCTTGCCACATGGCTCGCGTATCAGTAGCACCTAACACATACTGTTGCTCAAACTGATTCATTAAAAATGTTAATGTATCCAGAATACCACTTTCAATTGAAGGCTCTTCTTCGATTTGACGAATAGCTTCAGTAATATCTTTTGGATCAATAATACTTAATTCTTGGAACTTACTTTTAAAAGGTAATTCCTTTAAATCAGTATTCAGATATGCAATCCTTTCCTGATTTGGAACATTCATTAATGAAGTAGTTTTACCACTTGAAGGTACACCTACTACAAGAACAATATGTTTATTTCCTGTGTTGTTCATAGTTACACTCTCTATTGTTTCATATCACGTTTAGTTACGGCTTTGACAACTGTAACCATAATTGTATTGGAGATTTCATTTACATCTAATGGGCTTTTAAGTTTATCATTAAATGCTGTAATAGCTTCTCTAATACTTGCTTCAGATTGTCCATTATCTACCAAGGCTAATGCATAACGAATAAGCTGATTGGATCTGTTACCTGTTTCTGTATTTAAATAGAACCAACGTTCCATATTTGTCAAAGAATTATGGTCCATAATTAATTGAGTTTGTTTTTCTTCCTTAACAGTTTGAGGTATAAACAGCATTGCATCTAAAAGTTTACCTTCTTGATACTCATAATCACCTGGGAAAGTTTCCCATTTACGAGCACAATCTTTAGTTTGTTCATCTGTTTCAAATGGTAACCAGTTAGATATGTTTTGCATGAACTTAGAATATTCATCTACATCTAGTTTTACTTCATGGCTCAAAGGGAAAATAATACGGAATCTATTATTAGCTTCTGTGTGCCGTTTAGTTGTAGCAAATAAACATTTATAACCGTTTAACATTAATTTAGCTGTGGCTAAGTTGACACCTTTATCGACATCAATCATTACTAAATTAAAACCTTTAATTAAATTGGTTCTATTTCGATGTCCATCAATAAAATGATGTGCTGTATAATGATAACCAGGTAAAGTAACTAGCTCATGTAATTTATCGAATTCACCAATAGCTGATTCATAATTATAAGCAACATCATCACTGTAAGAAATGATCATTTTATTAAGATCAGTTTCTGTCATGGATTCACCAGTAATGAATTCAATATTATCACTGTACTTACGTTTGATAACTATATTGTTTTTATAGCCATAAGCAATGGCTAAAGCCATCATCTCACGTTTAGCGGTATCAGCACCTTTATAAAAAGGTAAGTCTTCTACCAGGTCAACCTGAGTAACCTCACGACCAGCACTAGCAATATATTTAGCTAGTTTAACGTAGTTACGTTCTCTGGTTAGAATCTTAGTAAATGCATCACCTGATTCTTCTATTAGTTTTAATGCTGCATAGATATGATATTCCGCTATCTCATGGCTACCATCAATAAATGCATAAGCACCAGCTAATTTCATAGCTTTGTAGTATCGATGAGACAATTCAGCTTTAAGAATTTCTTCATGTTCACGTAGCTTTTCAGCTTTACGATCACAACGAATTTTATAATCAATAATAATTAAACTGACATCTTTAGACATTGTTAAATTTAAACCAAAGTTATTCATGTCAGCTAAACGACCTAATTTAATAGATAGATCATTTAAGTAACTTGATGAACTAGTATCAGTCATCATATCGTAAACTTCAGTAGCAGTAAGTGTACTATCTACATTAGGTTTTTTATGATAACCAAAGATACAACGTCTAGCATAGCCAGTTTCTAACATAGCATAAAATTCTTCTTCAGTTTTACCACCATTGAGGAGTTTACTTGGAGTACCAAACAACATTAAGTTTGTTGGAGTACGTCCATCAATTTCTTCACTACGTTTATTTTCAGAAGTATTTTTAGTAAGTTTTTGTTTAACTTTACCTACATCAAATAATTCCAGGAATGTACTAAGTACTTCCAGATTACTCATTAAGTTTGAACCAATTTCATCCATTTCAAAATTAACCGATCCAGCACCAGCCATAAGTAATTTTTGGCGCATTTGTTTTACAGCAGCAGTTGTGCCACTATCAAAAGAAAATGCTAATGTACCTAGATTTTCAAATTCAGCTTGTACTTTAGCTATCATGGTTTCTTCATCAACATCTTGTTTGATGGCACGTTTGATAGCTAGTTTAGATAAGTTCTTTTCTGCTATATGAGGAAATGTCTCATCTAAGAAACGTTCTCTAAACTTATTAATAACTTGTTCTTCAACAATATTAGTTGAGAAACCTTTACCGCTACCTGAGGTAGATAGGTTTAATGCATATAAACTTACAGGAATAATTCCCCGGTCATGAGTTTTAATACCAATACGCATCATTGATGTTACTTTAGCTAAGTAATAAGCGACAAGAACTCTAAAGAATAATGGATTTTTGTTTTGAGTCTTTTTCATTAATACATCAACTAATTTTTCTGCTGGTGTAAAATGACTGACTGTACTTAAGTCTTTCATTAATCTACCTTTGATGTAACAACGAATATTGGTGTACCAGTAGGCAGGTTAGCTCTATCAACATGCCCATTAAAAACCCTGGCTATAGCTGATTTACTTTTATCAGTACCCATACGTTGATTAATATGATCTGTTAATTCCTGTTGAGTATGAGCAATAACACCATTAGGTAATTTATGATTATTATCTATCCAGTATTTATGTTCATTACAAATGAAATCATACATGTATTGAGTAATAGGTGTGGTATCACTTACCTTTCTTGATGCGGTGATAATATTACCTGTTTTCTTTTTTGGCTCATTATCTTCAAACATATACTCATATAAATCAGAGGCAGCTTTAGGTAGTACAGCCATAACGACTGTACGTAATGCGGTGTAAAACATAATAAACTCCAGTTATAGTTTAAGTAGTCCAGTAGTTACTAGATCTTTAGCCTGGTCACATAAAGCAACAACATCACAATATTTACAACGTTTAACTTGTGCAGGAACTTCGATAACAATACCTTTATTTCCATCGTCACTTAAACGTTGATAAGCATCTGCTGAGCTATCAAAGTTTTTAGTAGATCTTCCTGATGTTTTATTTTTATCTTTGTAGTATTTAAAAGTAGGCGTTTCTTGCCATAATTCTTCTGGAGTACAAAGAGGTAGTTGTTCCTGTTTAGCACATTCTAAGCGTTTAATTTTACCGACAATATCTTTAACGAATTCGTTAGTTTCGTGATGAGTCATTAACGGTATATGTTGTGACACAAGTCTACTTTGTGGATAAGACTTATTCTGTCTAGCTTGCATGCTAGACCAATCAGTAAATAAATACTGGATAACCATTATATCAGATTTTATGATGTCTGGGTTAAGCCATCTGTAAATAGATCCTTGTTGGCTATACTTCTCTCTATTTGTATCTTTCTGGAATGTATAGGTTCCTGTGGACTTAAAATCTTCCAGTGCACCTTCAGCTACAAAGTCAAATTTGCCTGTAATAATATAACCATCTACTTCTTTAGATGAACGGATTTCCATATAAACAGCAATATCATCTTCAGTTAAATCTTCTTTCTTGGGGTTAACTTTAATAGAATCTACAACATGTTGTGGATAACCCAAATCAAGTAATGCTCGTTGATAATTTTTTAGCCAGGAAGTTTCGATTGAAGTATGAATAGCAGTACCCATACGAGATGCTGTAAGTGCAGATATATCACCTACCTTAAGTAATTCTCTATTTTGTCGAGCCAGAATTATTTGTCTTATTGGTTTAAGTAAGGTAGTTGTACTGATTTCCATTGGATTATCACTGTGATCATAATCATCAGTAGCAAGCCATACAGCAAGAGATAAAGGTATCTCAGTATTATTTGTATATTGCATAACGATACCTTTATTTTAAGAGAGTAACTTGAGAATTAGCAATTAATTCCTTAGTTTCTTTTTCACCAAGATCTTCATGTAAAGCTGTAAGCATTTCTTTACGTTGACGAGCAGCAGCTACTTTTTGAATAGCAGTATTACAAGTTTCATCATGCTTTTGTAAACGAGCATAATTCTCAAGGTTTACTTTAGAGATGATCCATTTCAATGGATAGTCACAATTAGTTTCTATAGCCGGAATTGGATCTAAAGAAACTACCTGTACAACTTTGTATTCACCTTTAACTTCAACAACCACTAGGTCATTTATTTCTAAAGGAATATTAGTTTTATAAGTGTAGGATTTATTACTAGTAAAACCAGAATTATTACCGGAACCGAAATTCCAGAATTTTACTTTAATAGTAGGTACACTTTGTAATAGGGTTACCATGTCACGCATTTTCGTTATCTCCTAATAATTCGAAAGAGTGCCCGAATGGGCACCAATCAGATGCTGTTGGATGATGATCAATACCATCATCAAGTTTATGTCTAATTATTACAAATCTTTTTGGGTTAGTTGGATCATGGCAAGTATGCCAATTATTATTTATTACTGCTCTACTATGAGCACAAATACAGGTTAAACAATGTTCACGAAGATTCATTTCTATATTTTCAACTATTAGTTAGTGGTTAAAATATAGTCACTCTATTTTTAGGAAACAAAAACATTTCAGCTACCGGGAACTTAATAACCTGATCGAACTTAACTCGCTCGCCATTAATGCTGACAGCTTGATTCTGACACCATCGTTTTAGTTCACTGTTAGTAGCTTTGCCTGTTCTCTCTCTGCTCATAAAGTGGCAAGTTTCGTTAAGTTTTTTCAGGAAATCCCACGCGGTTAATTTTCTCATCTTCTCTCTCCTTCCCGTTGCTTGATTCAATCAAGCCGGGAGTTTTTATTTAATCTTCAAAGCCCGCGTCTCTGCCATGAGATAAGAAGTTTTGTTTTTGCTTTGTGTAAGCTCTTTTAACAGTTCGAAATAAATAACCAAGCTACCACCATTCAAGCTCTATACGAACCTTTTTCCGCTTGGCGTAGTCATCACCTATATTGCTCCAAAATTCCAGCGTAAAACTATTTTGGTTGACTCGTATAGCTTCTAAATTAAATGGCTTTATGTTTATAACAACATCTTTTTTCTTTTTATCACTCATCATTCTTCACCTATGTAAATTAATCGGGTTGGTTATAGTTTCCACTTCATAAGGCCGCTTTCTTTTATTAGCATACCGAGCAACTGATCTGGATCGCCTCTAAATAAATTACCATCTGGACTGAGTAGCAACCAATGCTTAGGTTTTGATTCCTGTAATGAATTAAACAGTTTTGTCATATCATCAACCGTTATGCTTTCAGCAACTTTTTTATTATCACTCATATCAATCCTCCAAATAAATCTCAGACCCATCATTACAATAAACAACGATGTTCTTCATAAAAGTATGCTTTATCGTTTCAGTGCCACCATGACCAGCACACGCTCTGTCTAATGGCGTTGGTTCAGTATGGCCACAACTTGCTAGCATAAAAATAACTATTAGTGGTTTAATCGTCATTTATTTTTCCATCCATATACAGTCTCACCAAATTTAATTAACCCTTCTTTTACAACAGCGCCCTCATTAGTAACCGTTTTAACTTTTCTCCATCCGCAAGATGTTTTTATTGATTGTCCTTTTTTAATATTATTACTTAGTGTAAAAGTCACCCCTCACCTCCTTCGCCTTGGGCGGGGTTAATTTTTTTGTCTATGAACTCGTTGCATCTTCCATTTGGTTTAACAGAAAGCAAACCATGAGAGCTAAATGTGCATTTACTGTCCCACATTCTATCCACATAGCCGTTCTCCACTTCCTTGTAGAATTTACAATTACTGCATTTATTTTGTGTTTCCGTGTACCCCATCAATTCTTTAATGCTTTCTAAAATCTGCTGTTTGTCCATCATCTTCACCTATGTAAATTAATCAATCCCATTAGTTAGTGGTTAAACCGTCTAAGCAATATAAAATTAATCGGCACTTTGCTTAACGCATAATCAATAAGTTCTTGCTGTGTTCCGCCTTCAACAATCCAGCCTGATAATTCTATTTCACCATTACGAAAACTTATGCTGCCTTCTTGTATTATTCTCACCCCTCACCTCCTTCGCTTGGTCGGGTGTCAGATACTTTCATACCAAAATGTTCTTCCGCAAAGTCTTTGCAGTATCATATCCCGCAGTACAAACAGCGGTAAGTA